ATGCCGAAAATCGTAACACCATTAACGCTGGCTCAAGTTAAGGCAGCAAGGGCAAAGGATAAGATTTATAAGTTACCTGACGGGGGTGGGCTTGCTCTTTGGGTATTGCCATCGGGGCGGAAGTCATGGCGAATGCAATGTAGATATGATGGCAAGTCTGATACTTTAACGTTAGGCTTGTATCCTGAATACGGCCTTGCAGATGCAAGAGCATGGCGTGAAGAAATTTTGCAGAAAATCCGCGAGGGGAAAAATCCTAAAATACTATCTGATGATGTATCGGCTAGGTATCGTTTTGAAAATTGCTTGGTTGAATGGTTTGAAAGATGGGTGCGCGGCGGCGGAAAAGTTGGCAAGGGAAAATCTGAGCGGTACGCTAAAAACGTTTTATCGGCTTTGGAACTGAACATTGTCCCTGTTTTTAAAGGTCGTGACATTCGCACTATAAAGACTGCTGAAATTGTAGATGTACTACGGAAGATGGAACAGCGCGGCGTGCTTGAGTATCTGCGCCGGGTAAAAGGTAGTTTGAATTTAATGTTTGATTATTATGTCGCAAGCGGAGTTATTGAAAGTAATCCTGTTGCTGTTATTGGGAAACAGGTTTTTGACAGACCTCAAGAGCGACATTTTGCCGCCCTATCACCTAAAGATTTACCGTTATTAATTGAAAAAATAGAAACAACTGATGGAATTGGCGAGCGTGCAAGGTTATTAATATATTGGCAGCTTCTAAGTATGACTAGGCCGTCAGAAGCTGTTGGTACTATGCTTTCAGAGTTAGATTTATCGCGCGCTATATGGGAAATTCCAATTGAACGGATGAAAACAAGAGCGCATATTGTCCCATTATCCAGTGCGTTGTTGCAGATTTATCGTGAAGCCATGAAGCTTAATGTAAATGGTATTTATCTGTTTGAAGGTGCTGGATATAAAAAGCATCTTGATCGTGAAACGGTACGGCTAAAATTACGTAGAAAAATGGGATTAGATACAACTGCTCACGGTTTAAGAAGTCTTGCGAGAACATATTTGAGGGAGGTTCACAAGATAAGACGTGATGTCGGTGAGCTGTTATTGTCACATGGTATTGCAGACAAAACTGAACGCGCATATGACCGCTCAGAGCTGATAGATGAGAGACGTGAGGCTTTAGAGCTTTGGGGAAATGACGTGATGAATTTGCGTAAAAAATACAGATTAAGTAAATGAGAAAAGGCCGTCTAGACTTGAATTTTCAGGCAGCCTTTTAAAGTGTGCATAATTAAGCATAAAAATGCGTATTTTTGCATAAAACTGCATAAAAAAGCCAATACAGAAATTCTAGCAAAAGCTCTGTAAATATAAGGGTTGGAGCTTAATCATGCTTTGCATAAAAAAACGCACGCGAGCGAGCATCGCAGGCGTGGAGGGGTAGCGCGGAAGCTCCGCTACAGCGGCGGAGGATGTAAAAAAATCCACCTGATTTTTTTCAGGTGGATTTTCTGTTTTAGGCAGTGTTTTAAGCAGCAACGGTCAAGGAGTACGGCTTAAACTTGAATACCTCTGCCCCAAGTTGGTCATTTGCCTCAAGGAAAGCTGTCTGAATCGGCGCGATCTCATTTGCCGCGAATACCTCAGCCGCTGTGCGAGCATCGCCGAGACCACCAGCAGCTTGAGGAACGACACCCATCAGGGCTGGAGGAACGCGGTGAATGGTGAGCATATCTTGGGCGGTTGTATTCTTGATATTGATGAACTCATCTTTAGCGGCAACTTCTGATATTGGTATCAGCTTGATACCATCTGGAGAGCCACTGGGCGAACGCAGGAAAACATTTTTAAAATTGCCTTCACGTTGCGCGGCTTTAAACTGGTTTTTAAGTTGGTCCCAATCTGTCTGATTTAAATTGTTGTCAGTAGCGTAAACAATAAAACCGGCATGGCTGCCATTATCGTAGTATCGGCGGCGGAAGGTTGTAGCCGACTTATTAAGTTCAGCCGAACTCATCCCTGCAAGATAATCGGGAATACCATAAACCTCTTGGGATAAATCGGGCTGTATTAAATGTACAATATCAGTTGCCGGAATAAAATCAGCATCGGTAGCAAGATGATGGCGAAGATAGAAGTAGCCATCTTTCTTCGAAGCTCTGCGCATATATAAGCCAAGACGGTTTTTCAACGTAAGAGGTTGCCCAAGCCGATTTCGTTCGACTTGTAAATAACCATTACCCAATACCAAGAAACCGAATGCCAGCTTTTTAAACTCCCCACGGCTTAACCATTTTGACGGAATAAACGTAGCTGCCAAAACATTAAGTTTGCATTGAAGCGCACTCGCATGATGAATACCGGTGCGCATCAGTCCAGCCAAATCAGATAAATTAACAGGAGGCTCATAGTATTGACCGTTGTCCACACATTCCCATAAGTCTGCCAACCAAGTGAGACGATCATCATCGCCCCATTTGAAAACCTCAACATCAAACTGATTTTTTTCACTCATTACTAAATCCTCAACTATCAATCTCGACACGACCACTTGCAGTGCCGTCTAAAGGTTCTTGGAAAAACAACATCATTGCTGCCCAGGCAAGATCGCCGTGGCTGGCATCTTTACTTCGGACGGATTCATAAGTCGTATATTTACCGCTTTTGGTTGAAGTACGGCGTACGGAAAGGAAGGCCATCTGAATATCAAGGTCGCCACTATCCCACTCAACCCTGCCATTTTTAATAAGATTCTGCATCTTAAGTACCATCAAGCCTTTGATGTCGGGCGTGTAAGTCATACATACCGTAGATGGAAAAAACTTCTTAACCAAATCGGCAACCGCAACGCCTATGCCATTAGTATCAATCACAATCTTCTGCACGTTATAAACATCAAGGAGTTTGCGTATAAAGGCTGCCTGGCTCTCAAAGTCCGCCCCTTGTAAAAGATTTTTTTGCACAATACAAAACTTATCCCGATTATGAGTTGGTGCCGTTGCCACAATTAAACCGGCAGCATCGCCAGTGTAAGAAGGGTCGTATCCAATCCAAACAGGCGCATTGCCGCAAGGCCGGGCAGAGAAATCTTTATACCAATCCGCCCAAGTGTCCCATGAGTCAACCCCGCATTTTTGTAACTCAGCAAAAGTAAAAACCGAATCCCCATCAGGCATAAATTGACACTCAAACAACTGCGCGAATTTATCGGGCGAATTTCGCCGACGCAAATAATCCAAATCAAACAAATTACATCCCGACTCAAGAGCATCATGAATCGTCACAATTTGTCGCCACTGAGCATCAGCATCCAATCGCCCTTTTTTTAAAGCCGAATGGCTCAAATCTAGCGCAATATGCTCCGAGCGTGGTCGCCCATCGTTGTAGTCTGCTCCACTCCAAAAACCATAAGCAGGATGAGCCTCACTAGACGGCGTGCTGAAAAAAGTCGTTTTCAAATGTTTTTGCGATGCCATTGGCTCCGCCAATGTTTGCAGCTTCTGAAAATCAGGGATCCAAAAGTATTCGTCCACATACAAATTACCGTTTCTCCCCTGTGCTGTGCGGCTGTTGGTCCCTAAAAAATACAGCTCTGCCCCATTGTGCAATTGAATCGAATCACCGCCTTTCAGTTCAGCATCAACCATAGCCGCAAGGTTGAAAATATACTGTCTGAATTGATAAGCCTGAGCGCGAGAGGCTGACAAGAAAATCGAATTAATGCCGGTCTTGAGAGAATTTAAAAACGCCTCACGCGCAAAATAAAAAGTCGCCCCGATTTGGCGGCTTTTCAAAATATTCCTGAAACGTTGATTCTGATATTGCTGATGCCAGTATTTTTGATAACCAAAACTTTGATCTACAAAAATCTCACTCATACGGCGTATTTGCTCAGGATGTAAAAAATTCTTATGCGGCTTTTCCGTCCGTACATCTTTTGCATCACGTCCGCGAGAGTTTCGTTCGCGCGGCGGATTATCAATATTCGGAACATTTTTAACCAAGTCATCAATAAATTTCTTTTCACTGCGGCTATCTGAATCAGATTGCTTAGATGCAGAGCCTTGAATCAATCCCGAAAGCTGGCGAATCTCCTTATAGTCGCCGTCTGATTTCTTGGGTAAATGAATCAGCTGTATCAGTCGAGCTTCAACGGAAGCGGCTACCCGTTGCATAGGCGTGCCGCCATCCCAGTTCTCTCTTTGCTTCCAACTATGCACAGTCGCCGGCTTAATTCCCAGATGTCGACCAATGGCAGAGATGCGCCAGCCCTGCCAATACAAACTGCGTGCAACAGTCCGAGGGTCAATATTCGCCGCAATTTCCACCTGATTTCTTTTTTCCATTTATTTAAGCAATTAGTAAACACAAGCGTATTTTCAGGCCGTCTGAAAAAGAGAACATTGCTCTACAAACCTTAAAAACGCACTAAGGCGGAAAGCAGATTGTCAAGGATTGGTCTTGGGGCAAAATAAAGACTTTAGTAACGGTTTCGCCAAAGAAGTCATTAATTATGAATATTAAAGATAAATGGTTTTGTATCGGCCAAAGCGGACCTACGGTTGATGGCCGTGAAATCGCATCTGACGATTTGGTACAAGCTGCCGAATCATACGACCCGAATACCTACACCGCAGTTTTAAATGTTGAGCATTACCGCCCATTTTTCCCTAAATCAGAACTTGGTGGCTTAGGTTCGGTGATTGAATTAAAAGCCGAGACAGAAAACGGCGTGACAAAACTCTATGCCCGTCTTGATCCGACTGCAAAAACCCAGCAAATGATGAAAGACCGAGAAAAAGTCTTTACATCGATGGAGTTGCAGAAAAATTTCGCCAACACAGGCAAAACATATCTGATCGGCTTGGCGTTGACCGATAGCCCGGCATCTTTAGGTACATCAATGCTTAAATTTACCGTTGCGGCTGACCAGCAAGAAATCCTGTCAAATTACACCGAAATGGAAGAAAAAATGTCAGAAAAACAAACAATCTGGGGCAAATTGCACGCCGCCATGTTTACCAAGCCTGCCGCTCCAAAAAATGAAGAAGGTCAAGAGCCGAAAGTAACTGAAGATGCGAAAGGCAAGCCTGAAGAGAAACAAGAGTATTCAGCCTTGCGTCAAGAGTTGGAGCAAGCCGCAAAGGTGGTGGCCCAGCTGGTTGACGACAACGAAAAATCTGCCGCTGCATTTGCCGCACTGAAAGAAGATTTTGAAAAGTTCAAAGCGCAAGTTGAAGTTACGCCGGTAAATGCTCAGGCTCCTCATTTAGGTGGCGCAACCAAACCAGTATCAGAATTTTAAGGGTAAAAAATGCATAAATACATCAGTCAATACATCAGCGCGGTAGCTGCAGCAAACGGCGTACAAAATACAGCCGATCAATTCAACGTTACTCCGTCTGTATCGCAAAAAATGCGCGAAAAAGTCCGCCAAAGCTCCGCATTTTTGCAAAAAATTAACATGGTCCAAAAGACAGAAATCGCCGGTGAAATCGTAGGTATTGGCGCAGGCTTGAACGCAAGCCGTACTCAGACGGACCCAACAGGCGAAAGCAAAGCCCGCAAGCCGAAATCCGTGCATACCAAAACCGGTCGTAAGTATCTGTGTGAAAAAGTCAACTTTGACACAATGATTACATACGATGATATGGACCAGTGGTCAGCGCATTCAAACTACATCGAGCTGGTAAACAGCCAAATTGTCAAATCAAAAGCCCTGAGTTTGATTGCCATTGGCTTCAACGGCATTAAATCATCGCCCGATTCAGATGCCGGTCAAAATCCCTTGTTGCAAGACATCAAAAAAGGCTGGCTGCAACAGTTGCGCGAAGGTGCGCCTGAAAACGTGATGGGTTCAAGCAGTCAGGCAGTAGATGTTGGCCCTTCGGCTAAATACAAAAATATCGATGCCATTGTAGTTGATGCCTGCAATGAGTTGATTGATGATGAATTTGCCGAACTGCCGGATATGGTCGTAATTTGCCATCGCACATTGCTGGGCGATAAATACTTTGCCGTAACCAATGAAGCGGGTCAAAAAGCAACCGAGCAAGTTGCTGCTCATGCCATTACGGCGGCCAAACGCGTTGGCGGCCTCACTGCCATCGCGGTGCCGTATTTCCCGAAAAACACCATGCTCATCACGCCATTGTCGAATTTGTCGATTTATTTCCACAAAACAGGTCATCGCCGCGAATTGATTAACGAGCCGCGCTTTGATCGTGTATCCGACTACCAATCAGAAAACATCGACTACGTTGTGGAAGAGTTCGGCGCGGCCGCATTGATTGAAAATATCAAGATTGCCGAGTAAGTAATGAATGCCGTCTGAAATGAAAGTGGTAACCAGTCTGTGAAACAGTGGAGAAGTAATTTCAGACGGCATTAATTGGAGAAGAAAAAAAATGACCTCACCAGCTCGTGCTCATAAACAATCTGTCTTAGCAGGAAAAAATGCCGATATCGATTTATCCGCAGCCGAACCATACCAACGTTTGCAGTATCAGCTCGCACAAGATCGCCGAACATTATCAGGTATTAAAGGCATTGCCGACAAAATCGCAGCAAAACGTCAAATGATTGATAAATACCGCGATTGGTTAAATGAGGTGCATGAGAGCGGTAAAGCTCAGGCGACAGATACCGTTTTCACTACCGCATTATTGTGGTTGATTGATATCGGCGAAATCGAAACCGCCGTGCCATTGGCAGAATTCGCCATTGAGCAAAGCATGATTGTGTCTGACCAATATCAGCGTGATTTAAAAGACCTCATGTTTGAAGAAATCGCCGAACAGCTCGCATCCGGTGCTGAATTGTCAGCAGAAGCTGAAACACGCCTCATTAATAAGCTGGTTGCGGTTGACCATGAAACAGGCTTACACGAACTCAACGTCATGGATCCAATCCGTGCCAAGTTCTTGAAAGCCTGCGGTGAGCGCGCCGAAGACACTGATCCGGCTCGTGCATTGGATTTGTACGAAAAAGCCATTGAATATTTCAGTAATGTCGGTGTGAAGAAACGCATTGACTCCCTCAAAAAGCAACTGAACATCGAAAGCAAGTAACCTCTCCCCTCACGGGAACGGCCGCCGCTGTCCTGTCTGTCATGTAAACGCATCGCGCTAATTGTCAGCCTGCGGCAAACGGAAAAGGCCGTTTTCCTTTTCTTAAAAGTATCAAATGTCATTAGTTTTTGCCGATAGCGATGAACAAGGCCGTCAAGAGTACGGGCAATCAGAAATCATCAGTGGGACATTTTGGCCGCGTATTGATTTATCAGATTTGCGCAATGTTATGCGCATTGATACCAATGTCAGTTCGAGCCGACTGTATCACGCTGCAATTGATGGAGTTGCCCATGTGAATGGACAGTTACGGGCTTGGAAAAAACAGGCGCAGCAAAACAGTATCAGCTCACTACATGAGTTGGACGATCCTGAAGACTATATCAATGGCGAATCCGTCCGTGTCTCTTATTACCGGCGCGCCGTCTATTGCTACACAAAGGCGATTCTGCTTGAAACGTGGGCCGATGCCGAAGCAACCGGCAAAAGTGGAGAGCGTGCAGAAGCAAAACAAAATCAGGCCGAAGACTATCGCCGAGAAGCGCATTTTGCTGTTGCATCATTGATGGGTAAAAGCCGCTGTGATTCTGAGCTGATTTAAGGCTATAAAAATGGCAAAAATCAACACGATTATTACTAAAGAGGGAGATACTGCCGCCGGTATTACTGCCACATTTTATGGCAGTTCAAAATACATTGTAGATGTTTTGGCGGCTAATCCTGAGTTAAGCCTGTATCCCCTACTCCTGCCGGCCGGATTAAAAGTCGTTATGCCTGCCGTGGATACTGCAACAGTTGCCGTCATCAAAACAATAAATCTATGGGATTAAAAAACGTCATGCAATCCGATAAAACTACCACTGCCATCAATGCCGCCGTGATTGTTATTGGCAGTTATCACGTCCATGCCTCAGTTGCATTTGGTGCGTTAATTGGCGCAAGTCTATTTGTGCTGAGCCAAAAAACATATGGGGCAATTTCTAAAGCATGGCTGTTTGCCGTCTCATTTTGTGGCGGTATTTTTGGCTATGACTCAGCGGAAGAAGTTTTGAACTGGGTAATCCCCGGTGATTGGCTTCATATCAACTCATTTACGTCTGCCGCATTATTTTCCGCCCTGCTTGTACTGGTGCTGCAAAAGCTGATGACCATTGTCAATGGATGGCCTAGAAAGGAAAAGGATGGATAAAGTACAGACAACTGCCGTCATTGTTTTGGCTGCTACAGCCGCCGCCAGAATCATTATGTTTGATGCGCGTGGGAAAACACACAAGCCATTATCATCGGCGATTGCCTATATTACTTTTGTATGGCTTGGCTCACTCGCATTCTGTGCCGCTTTTGGCTTGAAGTGGCTGGCTATTTGGCTGCTTATATTTGGGCTTGCCCTGCATACCGGCGCGGTAGTTTGGGCTGGCGGAAACATCAATAAAATTCATCCAGCAAAGAAAAGAGAGTAAAGCATGAGTAAACTTATTTGCCTGACGGCCGGCCACAGCAACACTGACCCGGGCGCAGTCAACGGGTCTGACCGTGAAGCCGATTTGGCGCAAGATATGCGCAATATCGTGGCTAATATCCTGCGCAATGATTATGGTATGACAGTGAAAACAGATGGCGAAGGCAAAGGGAATCTGCCACTGGCAAAAGCCATTACCCTTATTCGTGGCTCTAATATTGCGGTCGAGTTTCATACGAACGCGGCGGCCAATAAAACGGCCACAGGTATTGAGGCTCTCAGCCTGCCGCGCAATAAAGCTGCCTGTCAAGCAATCAGTAATGCCGTCGCGGCGGTTACAGGCTGGCGTTTGCGCGGTGAATCAGGATTTAAACCGGACAACGCCGGTCAGCATTCCCGCCTTGCCTATGCCCAAAACGGGGGCATTGTATTTGAACCATTCTTTATCAGTAATGATAAAGACCTTGCCGAATTCAAACAAAAAAAATGGACGATTTGCCGCGCTATCGCTGATGCGATTGCAAAGCTCGTGTAAGCATTATGAAAATTAAAATTACCTTAGCTTTGGTTGCAGTAGTTTTGATTGAATTGTTGGTTATCATCATGCAGGTCAAAATCAGCCATGCGCGTGCCGCCAAAATTGACAACCTGCAAAATCAGCTGAATCAGGCAAATGCCGATGCGCAGCAGAGCCGAACTCGCACTCAAGCCTTACAAGCCGAAATCGACAAACTAAACCAAGCGGCGGCAGTAAAGTCTGCCGCAGTTTCTGCTGCCGTGGCTAAAAATCCTCAGTGGGCAAATCAAGAGCTGCCTGCTGATGTGGCCGCAGCAATTAATCAACAATAGAGCATCAAATGAAAAAAGCCTTTTTTGCCGTTTTAATGTTTGCATGGTTGTTGGTTGGGTGTGCAAAACCTACTGCACCAAACCCAGTATCATCATGTCCACCTGTGCCGCAATGCCGTGTAGACGTTGGTCAAATCACTACCAATGCTGATCTGTTGCATGGATTTACTGCCTATCGCGCTGCATACAATGCCTGTAAAGCATATCGTGATGCACTGGCAGCCTGCGTGGGTCAGCAATAGTTTGTCTGCCGTCCAAGAAAGCCTGAAATGACTGATATATTTGATAGAGCTGCGGAATTGGAACAAAAGCAGCGAGATTACTGGCTTTTAAAGCACAAAGAGCAGTTTGACCCTACTCCGTCGGCGTATGAATGTGAAGAGTGCGGTGAACCAATATCAGAGGCGCGCCGTCAAGCTGTCAGCGGTTGCCGATGTTGTATAAGTTGCCAAGAGGAGATAGAGAAATATGGAAAAACCCGTTTCGCTCCGTAAGGCAATCCAAGATGCCTTACCAGAATTGGCGATGCACCCAGACCGCTTGCGGATTTATATCGATGGCGGTGAGGTTAAGCCAAATCGTGGCACGTTGAGTCATGCTGTTTCTTATACGCTCAATATTATGGCTTTGGAGTTAGCAGAAGATAAGCTGACGCGGCTTAATATCGCAGTAATTTATTGGTTACAGCGTAACCAGCCCGATATACTCGAGCCGGGAACGAACGGTAATAAAGCCTACACTTTTGAGGCTGAGCCAATCGATTCAGATACTTGGGATGTGTTGATTCAGCTGCGCCTGACAGAAAATATTCTTGTCCGTCTTGATGAAAAAGGCCGTCTGAACTTCAAGACCAAAAAAGAGCCTCAATACGATAGCGATATGGTATTGGGAGACTTTGCCGCTGCGCTTGGCGTGGTCAGTGATAAACAGGTGGGTTGATGAGATGGAAGATGGTCTTAATAATTTCATTCAAAGCGTTGATGCCCTGATAAAAAACCTCAGCCCTACTGAGCGCAGTGCCATGTTGCGCACCATATCGATTGAGGTCCGCAAACGAAACGCTGCCCGTGTTCGTGGAAATATTCAGCCTGACGGCTCTCCAATGGCAGGAAGACAGGGGGATCGTTGGAAAATGCGAGGCTTAAGAAATGGAGAGGCCCTGCTAAAAGGTAAAAAGTTCAATCACTTTAAACAAAGGGACTTAACTTTGGCATATGTTCGGCAGGAGGGAGAAAAAATCATTGGCCGGAAAGAAGGAGAGCCACGCAAACTGAGCGGCTATCTGCGTGAAAATATATATTTTCAAGGTCGCAGCAGCAAAAAGGCGCGAATGTACCAAAAAATCGCGCGCCCGAAATACCTGCGTAGCAAGAACACTCCCAATGAAGCAATTATTGGATTTTTGGGTGGTATTACTGCGAAAATTGCTGCTGAACACCATTACGGTGACAGCCGTAAAAACCTGCCAAGCCGTGAATTGGTAGGATTGTCCGATTCGGATTTATCTTACATTGAGACTGAAATTATTAAATCCGTAGCAAAGGGAATTTAAACTAAAAATAAGGCCGTCTGAAATCAGGCGGCCTTTTATTTCGCGCCGGAATCTTAAAATCACACTAAAGAATCAATCAAATTTACATGAAAAGCGCATGGAGAAATAATAGCCACGCAATTAAGCCATTTTGCCATTTAGCTCCTGACAGCCGGAAAGACGGCACCGAGCCGCCGTCTGCCGTCCCCAGTCGGCGGCTCAATCAATATAAGGACTTTATTTTGCTGGAAGCACGAATTGTACAAATTTTAAGCCGCCCATTGTTTTTCTGCGGTCTGTATTATCGCCGCGTACTAGTTGCCTATGACAGCGGACCTTGTGGCGAGAGAAGAATTGAATTTAAGACAAAAGATGCGGCGGAAAAATGCCGTGTCGGAGATAAGGTCATTTTATGACACAACGCCAAATCGAGAATTTAATAAAAATTGGCACGGTAGCAGAAGTAGATCCGAATAAAAACCGTATTCGTATGAAGCATGGAGGGTTGACGACAGATTGGTTGCAATATTTTGTCCCTGCCGCCGGTGGTGTATCCGTGTGGCGTTTACCATCTGTCGGAGAAATGGGCGTGGTATTTAGCCCTAGTGGAGAGACAGAGAATGGGTTTGTCATGGTGGGTATCGCATCGGATTCATTCCCGTCCCCGTCATCAAGCCCTAATGAGACTGTTATTAAATTTCCAGATGGCGCAAAAATAAAATATGACCATCAATCAGGCGCACTCAAAGCGGAAGGTATCAAGACGGCAGATGTTGAGGCATCTGTTCAAGTCACTATTGATACACCAATGACAGCGGTAAAAGGTCAGCTCCACGTGCATGGGTTGCTGACATACAGCGGCGGTATGAGCGGTAGCGGTGGAAGCGGAACAACTATTGAGGGCAGTTTCAATCATATTGGCGAATTTAACAATGAAGGCAAAGTTGTAAGCAATGGCGTTCAACTTGACGATCACGATCATCCTGACCTGACATCAGGCGGTAATACAGGGAAACCAAACAAATGACAAATGCCGAGACTGGTCAAGGAATGCCTCTTAAGGAGCATATTGCGCAGAGTATTAAAAACATCCTATTCACCCGTATTGGCAGCCGTATTATGCGCGAAGACTACGGTTCAATATTGCCATATTTGATTGATATGCCGCTGATTCCGCCAGTTGTACTGGCTTGTCAGCAGGCGGTGGTTTCTGCGCTTGCAGCATGGGAGCCGCGCGTAAAAATCGAAGCTGTCCGCTTTGATGCAGAAAGTGCGGCAGAAGGCCGTCTGAAAATATGGCTGGAAACCGTCATCGTATCGAGCGGTGTGAAAGAAACATTTGAGATTGCAGATATTTAAATGGCAAAGATTACCGACTTATCAAAAATCCCCCCTCCTGAAGTAGTGAAGCAGCTTGACTATGAGGCGATTTTAGCTGCGCGAAAAGAACGGTTTATCAATGAATACCCATCTGAAGAGCAGGAATATTGGCGCACGGTATTGGCTTTGGAATCTGAGCCGGTAACAAAGCTTTTGGAAGAGTGTGCGTACGCAGAACTGTTGTTTAGACAGGAGTTGAATGAATCGGCTCAGTCTTTAATGCTGGCCTATGCCAAAGGGTCAGATTTAGACCAAATTGCGGCAAACTACGATATTGAACGCTTGGTAATACAAGCTGCTGACGATACCGTTAACCCTCCTCAAGAAGAGATTTTAGAGTCAGATGAAGCCTTGCGCCGCCGCGTACAAGAGGCGTTTGAGGTTTTATCAACTGCCGGTCCTGAAGCTGCCTATATAAATTTAGCGCGCCGTGCCGATGGCTCAATTAAAGATGTGTCCGCCGTCAGTCCATCCCCTGCTCATGTTGTAGTGACAGTTTTAGGCCATGCCGAAACGGGTGCAGTTGAGAAAACGGTATTGGATAAAGTGTCAGATGCAGTGAACGCTAAACACCGTCGACCAGTCGCAGATCGTGTAGAAGTTAAAGCCGCAGAGGTACTGGAGTATCGAGTTGAGGCAACGCTAAAAATGTATGCCACTCCAGACTATGTGCCGATTTTGACAGAAGCGGAAGCGGCTTTAAAAAAAGCAGTTGAGGAAAACTTTTTAATCGGTCGAGATGTATCACTCTCTATGATTTATAAAGCTTTGCGCGTTGAAGGCGTGCAAGACGTTGCCATTGCTCAGCCAGTAGCAAATATTGCCGTATCGCCCACTCAGGCAGCACGTTGTGTAGGTATTACCGTGAATTGGGGCGGTTGGAATGAGTAATTTCAAATGGCAATACCATCAAAATACTGCCCAGCCATCAAGTAAAACTGAGCTGGAGCATAAACTCTCGCGCTCACAAATTTACCCTATCCCTCATCATATTCGTGACCTGTGGAATCCGCAGACCTGCCCTTTACATCTGCTGCCCTACTTGGCTTGGGCGAGAAGCGTGGATTATTGGTCAGATGAATGGCCTGAGCAAGTGAAGCGCGATGTGGTTTCCGCCGCGTATTACAACCATAAGCATAAAGGCACGATTTCCGCGCTTGAGCGTGTCGCCTCAATTTTTGGTCTGAAAATAAAAATTACCGAATGGTGGCAGGCTAATCCTCAAGGCGTGCCGGGCACATTTGGCATCGCAGTATTGTCTGAAAGCGCCGTCATTGGCGAAGTCGAATTTAAAGAGCTGGTACGGTTGTTTTCGGAAACAAAGCCTGTATCACGCCACATCAGCGGTTTAACGGTTGGGGTTATCACTCGAGGCCGTCTGAATGCGGCTGCGGCTACATTGCGCGCTGATACCGTCACCATTTATCCATATATCAAGCCAATTATTTCAATGCCTCCAGCCGGTCAGGTTTCTGCCGCCGCTCAGCGAGTCGAAATTATTACAATCAATCCAAAGGTATAGCATGAATCAACAGTATTACACCATTGTTACCTCAGCAGGTACGGCGCGTATTGCAAAGGCAACAGCATTAGGTACGGTTGTCGGATTAACGCATATGGCTGTAGGGGACGGCGGCGGTAAAGCAGTTACACCGTCAGCAAATATGGTATCGCTTAAACGTGAAGTTTATCGGGCAAACGTCAACCTGTTACAGATTGATGAAAACAACCAAAATCAAATTATTGCAGAATTGTTGATTCCTGAAGAAGAAGGAGATTTCACAATTCGTGAAGTTGGTTTGTTTGCAGCCGATGGTACATTGATTGCTGTTGGTAATTTACCTGACAACTACAAGCCGCGCGCAAATAGTGGGACAGCAAGTCAGCAAGTCGTTCGTATGATTATCCAGGTCGATAATACTGGTGCAGTTGCGTTAAAGGTTGACCCGGCAGTCGTTTTGGCGACGCGCGAATTTGTTGAGCAAACTGTAAATAAAAAATTCGGCAACGTCGCCTACCGCGTCCCAAGTATCGCCGCCCTGCGCGAATTCAACAAGCCCGGCGCAACCGCCGTTATCGTCGAAAACTATCACGAAGGTATCGCTGGCGGCGGCGGCGTGTTTGTCAAATCTGACAACCAAGCGTTAACAGACAACGCCGCCACAGTCATCGTCGGCGAATCAGGTACACGCTGGCTACGCCAATCCACCGCATTAACCATCCACGATTTTGGATACGCCGAATCAAAAAACAACGCCGCCGCGACCATCGAGGCCGCCGAGCGCGCGGCGTTGGGTGTGTTTGTCGATTGCTTAGGCTTAAAAATCGATACAAATACAAAATATCAAACCAAAAACAAATACGGAAACGGCCAATTTACCGTCAACGGCGTGACCGTCGACATGCAATATCAGCCAATACGCAGCGGCATCGGGCGATTTATTAGCGGCACAGGCGCAGCCGCAAATCTCAAATCCAACGAGTGGACAGGCACGGGAATCATCGTTATTGGCGAGGGTGCGATGGCAAAAACCGAGAAATGCGTTTCCGGCATCGCCATCGGCGACCGCGCGCAGGGCTCGTCGCGCATTAGCCGCGACAATATCGCCATCGGCGCAGACAGCCTGATTAACGTGCAAGCCAAGACTGAATGGTACGACCAGTCCAAGATGGAAGGCACTCGCAACATCGGCATCGGCGGCAATGCCGGGCGCGGTATCACAAGCGGCTATTCAAACGTTGCCATCGGCCGCAACGCCGGGCAAGGCTTGGGCGAAGGCTCATCAAATATTGCACTTGGAGCAGGCGCGATGGCAGGGACGGCCCCATTCGGTTTGTCTGGCGACATCGAAGTTTTCTGGCCGTCCCAAACATCAAGAACAATCGCAATCGGCGAGGCCGTCTTGCAAACATATCAAGGCCGCGCCGCTCAAACCGCAATTGGCGGCAACGCGGCAAGAAATACCAAAACCGCCGAGAAATTAACCGTCATCGGCGCGAACGCACTGGAAAGCCTCGAACAAAACCGCGCCCCAAACGGCGGCAATGTTGTCTGGACAGGAACAGAAACAGGCAGCTACGCACAAGCGGCGGATACTATTACTCTGACCTTTAATAATATTCGAGGGGCAAAGGTTAATTATTGGGTAGGCATCCGCATGACATCAGGCGCGGCGCAAACCCTACAAAACGACGTCATCCCCGTGAAAGTTGTATCAGTTAGCGGCAATACCCTGACAGTGCGTAGCTCAAAAGAGCTGACCGCCTCCGGCTCTGCCGAGCTGAAGTTCGTCTTTTCCGACACATCATCAGCAACCCTGAACGAAGAGCTGACCGTCATCGGCACGAACGCAATGAAGGCGACGCTCACAGCAGGTTATTCGACCATCATCGGCGCAGACGCAGCGTTGCAAGGCACGGATTACCAAAAAGCGACCGCTGTCGGCGCGTCCGCGATGAGAAAGGGAAACCACGTTTCCAGCGTTGCCGTTGGCTATTGGGCTTTAACTGACGCAAGCAGCGAAAGATGCGTTGTCGTCGGCGATAGCGCTGGCTATCGAAACGTGCAAGGCGATATCTTGACAGGAAAAATCACAAACTCCATCGCCATCGGCTACGGCGCGCGTATTAACGGCAACAACGAAATCCAAATCGGCACGACCGGGCAGACTTTATACGCGCCCACAGCCGTCAACATCCGCTCCGACGGCCGCGACAAAACCGACATTAAACCGCTTTCAGACGGCCTGAAATTTGTCATGAAATTGAAGCCGGTCACAGGCTACTACGACCGCCGTGATGCCTACGTTGACGAGCTTTTCAAAGGCCTGCCGGAAGCTGAGCGCGCCGCCAAAGTGCGCGAATGGTGGAAGAACCCAACCAAAGACGGCAGCCACAAAGAAGACCGTCTGCAGCATTGGTTTGTCGCCCAAGACATCGCCGCGCTGGAGCAAGAGTACGGCCGCCTGCCTATGGTCAATATTAAGAACGACACCTACACCATCGAATACGAGACTTTTATCCCGGTTTTGACAAAGGCTATCCAAGAGCTTGCCGAGAAAGTCGAAAAATTAGAAAACGAAAACAAGGAATTAAAAAATGACAAGATGCGTAATTGATTCAGACGGCCTGTTTGTCGAAGAGCAATATTTTGACGACGGCCGCCAAAGTATCGAAGCCGAAGTGCCGCCGCTGCAAGAAAATCAAGCGGCACGATGGACGGGCGAGAGCTGGGAAATCCTCCCCGATTATCGAGGCGAAGTCGTCTTTACAAAAGACGGCGAGAAAGTCTGGAAAGAAATCGGCAGTCTGCCGGATGACGTCAGCCTGACACCATCAGAAACGGCAAATTTGGCAGATTTAAAAGCCGCCATGCTGACAAACCTCAATGCAGCCGCCCAAACATTTGTTGACGGCCACTCCGGCGCGAGCCAAGTCCCCGACTTTGAGCTGGCAACATGGCCGCTCCAGTCAACCGAGGCGCAGGCGTGGGCGGCCGACAAATCAGCCCCGACTCCAATCCTTGACGGTATCGCCGCTGCGCGTGGCTTAGACAAAGACAAGCTCAAGGCGGCAGCTTTAAAAAAAGCCCTCGCATATTCCGCCTTGTCTGCCATTGTTGCCGGGCAGCGCCAAGCAATACAAGACAAAATTGAAGCCGCCAAAACCAAAACAGCCTTAGACAAAATCAAAATCGAATTTAAGCTGCCGGAGTCCGTCTGAATGAGCAAAGTTTATTTGGCATTGTATAAAGGGCGAAAACAAATCAAATCGCCCAAAGACCTGATTTATCGCTTCATTGACTGGGGAATCCGAAAGGCAACACGCAGCGAGTATTCTCATTGCGAAATCGCTATTCAGATGCCTGACGGACAGTTTGACTGCTACACATCGTCCCATCGAGACGGAGGCGTACGTTGTAAGCGCATGGAGCTGCCGTCTGACAAGTGGGATTTGATTCAGCTGCCAATGCCTAATCTGAACTACGGGAAGACGATGAAGCTATGGCGTGAGACTAAAGGCAAAAAGTACGACCTAAAAGGCGTGCTGTGTACGAAATCAATTTTCCGCCGGTTGAAAATCCAGCAATCAAAAAACAAATGGTTCTGCTCAGAATGGTGTGCGCACGCGTTGGGGTTCAGTAATCCTCATCTGTTTACCCCGGCTATGATTGCCAATCGTTACGGATTGGGCTATGCAAAATAAAGACCTACATATATATCAAGGCGATACTCATCGATTCCGCTTGGATTTATCTTCGGGCGGCTCTCCATTGGACTTGTCAAAAGCAAATCTGTTATTCACCGTAATGACGGTGGAAGGCAGCAAAATATCGCCATCTGTGGCGATTACTGAGCGCGGTGTTGTCGTTGATTTTTCTGCGGCGCAAACTGCAACATTTGATTGGGTGGTGGCTGATTATGATTTTCGCGCCGCTTTTGGCGATGTTGTGAAAACATATTTACGCGGCAAAATACACGTCACGCCATCGGTTGGTAAATTGATTGCTGGCGATGTTTCAGACGGCCTGCTGCATGATGAAACTGTTGAAATTGCAGTTGCACCGGAATCGGTTGTTATTCATACCGCGAATTCGGAGCCGCTTGATCGCAATGTGATTGCACGTTTGGAAGCGGAAATTGAGGCATTAAGAGGGGAAGTCAAAGCTGCCGAAGAGTCAGAAGAAATTGCAGCCTTATCAGAACGCCTTGATTTGGCTCAGGCGGCAATTGCATCATCCGGTACGCTGGCGCAGCGATTAACTGACTTGGAGAACGCGCAGAGTCAATTATCTAGCGTTGCCCAAGATTTGGCAGCTCAACGATTGAAGCTTGAAGGTGCAATAAATCGGGCAGTGCAATCCGATACAGAAGTCACCAATTTGAAGCAGCAGCTTGATGGACTGAGGCAAGCCGTCAATCAGGCAGAAGAATCTGCTGAGATTGAGGAAATAAACAATCAAATCAGTTCCATATTGCCCAAATTAGAAGAGGCTAAACGTGCAGCGGCGGAATCAACGAATCCTGCTGCGCTCGAATCATTGCGCGCCAAAGTAGCTGAAATGGAGGATGTCGTTCGCCGACAGGGGGAAGCAGCATCAGAAGTCGCGGCTCTGCGCGCTCTGTTGAAAAAGCCAAAGCGTGAAAAAATTCACTTGCCTCAAGCCATTTGGGCGGATGGTGGTTATACATGGGCAGAAGTCTCTTTTTCTCAGGAATACACAGATCCGAAGATTCATATTCAATTGGAGCATTTAAAACGCTTGCCGGTATTGTTTTTGACGCTCAACTTATCTGCTAAAACAAGTAGAGGTGTTTTTGTCCGCTCGAATATGGCAAAAGAAAAAATTGATGTGGAGTATTCGGTGTATCTCTATGTTGAAGAGATGGCAGATACCTAAAAAGCACGATTAGATTCGGATAATAATGAAAAAACCGAGAAAAAGCGGTAAAAAGTGTTGAATTTTATGAAATTTTAAAAGGTTGTCCTATGTCTCAAGTAAACCGTATGCACGGTGTAACCGCCAATGAGTACACAAAGGGTTTGCGCCCTATTGCCGATGTTACCAGCAACATTATCGGTATTGTCGCTATTGCGGACGATGCAGATGAGAATGTATTTCCGCTCGATAAGCCGATGTTTACTACGTCTGTTGCCGCTGTAATCGATAAGGCAGGTAAAACCGGCACGTTGTACAAGGTACTCGATGGCATCTTAGACCAAGCGGATGCGCGTGTAATTGTTGTCCGCGTATCATCAAATAGCGAGGCAGAAGCTCAAAAAGCCAACGTTATTGCAGGTGTGAAAGCCCTGCGTAAAGCTGCTGCTGTTACAGGCTTTCGCCCAAATATTATTGGTGCGCCCGAATTGGACGTACAGGATGTGACTACCGAGATGGTCGCAGTGGCTGAGGCACTGGGTGCATTTGTGTACGCATCGTGCGCTACTGCGGATGACCTGGAAGAAGTTAAAACATACCGCCACAACTTTGGTTCTCGTTTCCTCATGTTGGTTGATGGCGATTTTACAAGCTTCAATGATGCCGATAAAACCACCGGCAAGGCCGCCACTATCGGTCGTATTCTTGGTGCGCGTGCGCGATTGGATGATTCTATTGGCCCCCATAAATCTATCTCAAATACTGAGATTTTAGGCGTGAGCGGCATCTCAAATCCGCGCTCTTTCGGCTTGCTGGATAAAAACAGTGAGGCAAACACCATCAACAACGCCGATGTCACCGTATTAATTCGTGAGAACGGCTATCGTGTATGGGGTAACCGCACTTGTTCCACAGACCCTGTTTGGGCGTTCGAGCCTACCGTGCGTATGTCAAACCTGATTAAAGAAACCATCGCCACAAGTTTCTTGTGGGCAATGGATAAACCGATGCATCCAAGCTTGATGATTGATATTTTGATGAGTATCAATGCCAAGCTGAGCGAATATGTTGCTAAAGGCTGGTTGCTTGGTGCCGAGGTACGCATTGACCGTCAAAAAGTCAGCACGGCTCGTGTATCAAGCGGTATTTTCGCATTTGACTACGAATTTACTGTGCCGCCGCCGCTGGAAAATATTGAGTTGAATCAGTATGTGAGCGATAAATTTATTGTCAATCTGACAGATAAGGTTATCGAGTTTGCCAGCAACATGAAACCGACTACCGTATAAAGGTTAAAAAATATGCAGTTACCGCGTTTACTCAAAAGCTTCAACGTTTTTACAGACGGCCTCAATAAACATGGCGTAACCATGACGGTTAAACGCCCTGCCCTCAAATTCAAAACCGAAGACTATACACCCGGTGGCGTTCCTTTTGAGCTTTCCGCTATTCATGGCGTAGAGAAGCTGGAATTAGAATTAGTGTCTAAAGGCTATGATGTCGAGCTGTTTAAATCTATTTCTCATAAAATTGGCGGCAATCTTGTCCGCTACCAGGGCAGCCTGCATAAAGAAGACGAAGAAGAACACCAAATGCTGTATGGCGAATTTCGCGGCCGCATTGTGGAAGTAGAACCCAGCGAAGATAAAGCAGGCGAAGGTGGGGAACATACGTTTAAGTATGTCTTAACGTATTGGAAAGAATCGGTAAATGGCGAAGATATTATTGAGATTGATGTGATGAATCTGAAATGTATCATTAACGGTCGCGATTACTTCGCCGGTATGCGTAAAAATTTGGGCTTGTAAATTAAAGGCCGTCTGAAAAAATCAGGCGGCCTAAAGGAAATAAAATGACTGAGCAGAACATCAAAATCATTGATGAAGAAACCATCGAAATTACCCTGAGTAACGGCAAAACATACAAAATGATTGAGCCGACTGCACGCCATATGGAAGGCTTGCTGCAAGACCTTTTACAGCATAAGCACACAGAGCAAGTGCGTATGCTGGTGGGTCGCATTACCGAACCTAAGCTGACTAAGTTGGACTATCTCAAGCTGAAAATGTCGGATACTCAGCTGATTAACGTTGCCTTAAATTTTTTTTCAGCCGCCCCGAAAGCCCGAACGGAGATGATGGCGGATTTGAAAGAGCTGGGCTACCTGTCGGAATCCGAATCAGAGGCGAAGACTTCGCAAGATGTGTCGCCGACCGAATAAGCATTTATGAGCTGCTCGTTGATGATGATGAGCAACCTTTAAAATATTACAACGCAATTGACGACTGTATCGCCCAGTGTGCCGCTATATTTGGCGGCGGTGTGGCCGGTTGGTATGACTTGAACTTGCCCGATTTAATCCGTTGGACGAATCGGGCAATTTTAATCAATAAGGCAGATTCGGATGAGTAAAAACCTTGTTGTCAAAATTTTGATGGATGCTCATGACAAGGCAAGCGGTGCATTGGGGCGCATCAAAGCATCGGCAAGTGGTCTGTCAAAAGAGCTGACAAAAACCAGTGAAGAGTTGAAGGCTCTTAGCCGTGCTCAGAAGTTGGTGGAAGACCGCGTAAGATTGGACGCAAAAATCCGTGAAACCACGCGCGAGATGAATGAAAACCGTAAAGCGGTCAGTGCATTAAACGCGGAAATCAAAAAAAACGGCACCGCAAGTAAAGCACAAACTGCCGAAATGGAACGGTTGGCATCTGTCCGTGAAAGGCTGAATGAGAAGCAAAAAAAACAAACAGAAAGCCTTGAGGTACTTAATAAAAAACTGTCAGAACATAAAATAAAAGCCCGTGACGCCGCCGCCGCTCAGCATGAGCTTGATCGGCGCACAGAAGCAGCTACCGCCAAGATGGATAAGCAAAAGACGGCCGCAGAGCGTATAGCCAACAGAAAAAATGCCATTAGTAATGCCAGTGATATGGCAGGGCGTATTCAGGGGGTGGCAGCAAAAGGCATGGCAGGCGGCGTGGCATTGGGTGGGTTGACTGCAAAAGCAGTCAGCGCAGGCATGAGCGAAGAAGATGCCATGCTGGGTGTGATCCGCCAAGTGCAAGGATTGAAGAATGCGGATAACAGCTTAAATCACGCGGAAATCGCCAAAATCCGATCCGAGATTCAGGGCTTGAGTAATGAGTTGCCGGTCGCAACAACTAAAATCATGGAGATGTATGAGGCCGGCGCTCGCATGAATGTGCCGCGTGAAGAACTGGCTCAATATGTCAAAACCGCCGCCGCAGCTGCAACGGCTTTTGATGCAGATGATATGGGTGGCTTGGCTGAAAACTTGGGGCGCATCAATGCCAACTTTAAGCTGACGGCTGAACAAGGGCGTGAGCTGGCAGACGTTATCAACTATTTAGATGACAACGCGATTTCAAGCGGTGCGGCCATTATTGACTATATGAACCGTGTCAGCGGCTCAATGGGGTTGGCAAAAATCAGCGAGAAAAACGTAGCGGCATTAGGCTCTACCCTACTCTCTCAAGGCGTTGATGATTCAACAGCCGCCGGTGCAGTATCGGCACTGTTTACCCGACTGTCCACTGCTCCGGATATGAAGCCGGTAAGGGAGGCCTTGAAAGATATTGGGCTTGATGCAAAAACCGTACAAAAAGGCATGGTTGAAGATGCAAATGCAACGGTAATGCAGATTGTTGAAGCAGTGAAAAAAATGCCTAAAGAAGAGCAGGCAGGCATTTTAAAAGGATTGGCGGGCGGCGAATATAATAAAGTATTCGCAGGCTTAATCAGTAATACCGAAGAATGGCGGCGACAAATGGAGCTGGCAAATTCGCAAGATGCCATTGGCTCAATGGCGCGCGAGTTTGAGACCCGTATGGGTGCAATGTCGTCAAAATGGCAGGTTTTCAAAAATCAGCTGTTCAACGCAGAAGCAGGCGCAGGACAAGCATTATTCGGTATGTTGTCGGGATTGATGACGACTGTTGGTGGTTGGCTCAATGCAATTACGCAATGGACGGCCGCCAATCCTCAGCTTGCAGCCGGTATTATGAAAGTAGTCGCTGTGGGCAGTATGCTGCTGGTTGGTTTGAGCGGTTTGGCTTTGGTTGTGTCTACTCTGTTGGTACCGATGGTCATGGCTAAATTTGCCATTCTGTCGCTTGGTTCGTCTGCTTTAAGCGCGTTTGGTATGCTCAAAAGTGGCTTGATGATCTTGCGCGGTGCAATGATGGCCAACCCGATTGTACTGTTCGTGACATTGGCGGTTGGTGCATTGATTCTGTTATGGGCAAACTGGGATAAAGTGAAAGCCGCGCTGATTGCAGGGTGGAACTGGTTGAAAAATGTTTTCCGCCAAAATCCGCTGTTGGCGGCCTTTACTGGGCCGATAGGTGCAATTGTCGGGCTGATTGCCAATTTTGACAGACTGAAAGCCGGGCTTATTGCCGGTTGGAACTGGCTGAAAAACGTTTTCCGCCAAAATCCATTGATTGCCGCATTTACTGGACCAATTGGCGCGATTGCTGGATTGATTGCCAATTTCGACCGATTGAAAGCAGCAGCAAGGTCTGCTGTGGAGTGGGTAAGACGTGCAATTTCAGGCGGCGGTGCTACGCCTGCCAGTGTCGGCGTGCCAAACAGAGGATTCTCTGTCGGTGGTTATACAGGTGCAGGCCGTAGTAATGAAGCAGCCGGTATCGTGCATAAAGGAGAGGTTGTCTTTAGCCAAAACGATGTATCCCGTTTTGGCGGATGGCGCATTGTTGATGCCTTGCGCCGTGGCGGTATGGCCGCGCTCAACTGGGGGCGAGGAAAGATGGGTTCTTTACAGTCATTTGTACGCGGTTCGGCCAGTGGACTGGCAAGGCCGTCTGAAAATGGCCGCCCTACTCCGTCTTTAGTTGGAGCGGTCGCAGTGCCTGACGGATTCAACCGTTCAGGCGGCGGTGCTATGCCGATGAATATCTCCATCAACATCAATGGCGGCAATAGTTCGCCCGTCGATATTGCCAAAGAAGTTGCGCGGCAGATTGAACAGATAGCCCGTAATCAGGCGCGCCGCGCCCGTTCAATGTTTGCAGATAAGGATTAATGATGGCTTTGGCTGCTTTAGGTTTTTTTGTTTTCCATACGGTGACTGTTCCTTTTCAGGAATATGACCGAAGCTATTCATGGCGGCATCCTACGCAAAATACCGTAGGAGGCGGCCTGTCTCCAGTGCAATATACAGGTCCTGAAAACGAGACTCTCAGTATTACGGCAGAGTTGCGCCCAGAAATTACGGGAGGCGATACATCATTAGCCCTGCTGCGGATGATGGCAAATGAAGGGAAGCCGTACAACCTGATTATGGGGAATGGCGATATCTTGGGCGCATATGTCATTACATCTATTAAGGAAGGTCGGAAAGAATTGATGTGGGATGGCAAAGCGCGCGCCATCAGCTTTAGTATGGAGCTGAAGAAAGTGTCGGATTCCCCGATGGGGATGTATGGTTCAGCTTTGACCACCGCCGTGTCAACCGTACGTCAAATGGTGGGTTTGTAATGATTGCAGGATTGGGAAATCAAATTAAAAATGCCGCTGCCAAAGTATTTTCAGCTTTGACTGATACAGGTGGCAACCATCTAACACCGGTTGCCATGTTGACGATTAATGGCAAGCCATTTGGGACTAATGCCGTCAGCCGTATCAGCAGCATCAGCTTAACGGATAAACGCGGATTTGAGGCAGACGAATTGACCATTACGCTTGATGATTCAGACGGCCTTTTGTCTTTGCCGCCCAAGGCTGCTGAAATCACACTGGCCATCGGCTACATGGAAACAGGCGTAGTAGATAAAGGGAAATACAAGATTACCGAAGTATCGTGGAGCGGCGCACCTGATACCATCAGTATTACCGCCCAATCCGCCGATATATCTGACAAATTCGCAGAATCCGTTGAAAAAAGCTGGCATAAAAAGCAGTTGAAAGACATCATCGGAGAAATAGCCCAAAAGCACGGCTATGAGCCGATTATCGGTAAAGCCTATGAAAAAGAGATGATGGACCATATCGACCAAAGCAACGAATCGGATGCAGCGTTTATAGCCCGACTTGCCCAGCGGTATGATGCAGTTGCCACGGTAAAAGGCGGCCGCCTGCTCTTCGTCAGTGCAGGCGAAGCGACTAATGCCAGCGGCGACAAGCTACCGACCATTGCCCTAACCCGTAATGACGGCAACAGCTTCAATTTCCGCTACTCATCAACAGAAAGCTACAACGCCGTGCGCGCCTACTATATCGATAAAAAGACAGGCAAGAAGCAAGAGGTTGTCATCGCTGAGGGAAATTACGACCCAATTAAAAAAACCGTTACCACGACAAAGAAATACAAGACCAAGCGCAAAGACGGAAAAACCCAAAAGACAACAACAAAAAATATCGTAGAGACGAAAAAAATAGATACATCGTCTCATAAAATCAAAACCCTGCGCCATACATACCAATCAGCCGCCACCGCCGCCAATGGCGCACGCTCCGCCTATCGCAAGCTCAAGCGCGGTGCAATGGAGTTTGAAATGACAATGGCCGTCGGCCGTCCGGATATTGCCCCTGAAAGTCCTGTAACGCTTTCAGGCTTTAAATCCGAGATAGATGCAGAGTCATGGGTAGGCGTTGAAGTATCCCATACGCTTGACAGCGGAGGATTAATCACCAAAATAAGACTTGAGAGCCTGATAGATTTCGACATCACGCTCTATGACGGCGAAGTCAGCCCAAACTTTGCCGCAGCATTTTCCAAACACTGAACAAAAAAAGCCGTCTGAAAAAATCAGACGGCATTGTTAATTTTGTTAATCAAATTAATCGAAGATGATGTAGCCAATTCTATATTCAACTCACCTGATGTACAAGAAATACTTAAATCAGACATCTCAATTTCAATATCTGCCTTAATATTATAATCTGCGCAAAATTTCCTTGTGGCCCTTTGAAGCTGATTAAAATAAAAGCGACAAATATAAATCGTTTCAGATTCTGATGCGGCGATAAGTTTTTCGATTAATTCTTCAATATATTTTAATTTTGCTCCCTTTTCATTTTTGCGTTCGTAACAATACTGAACAAGTAGTCCGAGCAGAAAAGTAATAAAGGGAACACCTATGTCTTTGAAAGCGCCATAACCGTCCATATCAATTGCGCGCCAATTTTGCCAAACGATCCTGTTCCGTTTCCGCTAACTCCAAAAGACGGCTGACGGTTATTGGATAATAATTCAAATCAGCCTGCACTTTTACGCGGTTTCGAACCTCATCGTAGGAAAAACCGTTTTTCTTGACCAAATCGACAAAAACGCCACCCAAAAAAGCAGAATCCAAATAATCACGCAAGCCATTGAAATCGATGATAACCGTTTGAGCTTTTTCCAAAGCAGGGAGTAAGTATTCTTCGCGGAACAATGCGCCGTTCAAACCTTTGGCATTGTCTTCCGCATTTCGCCCCCATGGGTCATTGGAATAATTAGCAACATGCAGAGTAACAGTATCAGACATAATTATTTATCCTGGTAATTGGAAGGACCATTCTATCAATGTTCCTGTAAGAGAAAAATCAGGGAAATAGAACATTCTGGGTTGCTTATTTTTAGGCTGTCTACCATCAAGATGACAGCCTGCTCTCCCTGTCCTTAAAAATAAGCTAGAACCAGGCAATCTGTCAAGCGGAGCAGTAAGATAAGAGAGGCCGAAACCGCGCCCGTCGCCCACCATTCTACTCATACCAGGAAGCAAGGCTTCTTCTAGTATTTGCCTGTCGTTTAAGTCGGAATAATCTTTCATCCGTTTCCCTGTTGCGTAGTTGACATAAGAATCCACAATACCTACACCCAAATCGTAAATCAAAAAATGTACCTGTCGTCGATGAGGAAGATACCAGAACATCTGCCACCATATTTTATCTCGGTAATGGTCATACTGATCATTGCTGGATTCACTGCCTATATAGGCATGATTGACGATATTAAGCTGTACTTCCTTGATAGCATGGCGCAGATTCCTAAAAAAATCCTCGACCTCGTCCTCACTGTATTTGCAATGTCGAAAAAAAGACTGTTGATAATAATCCAGTTGCGCAAAAGTTTGCCTCCTTGTGACTTCAATTTCCGAGCCTTTTGCAAATTGGAATAACCCGCCAGATAAATTATGTCCAACAGGAAGATTCAAGGCCTTCAGAAGGTCAGATTTCTTCAAGATATGAGCAATCGGAGACTTACTATAATTGACAATGACTGACTGGGTAAATCCGCGCTCCTGCTGAATATTGTTTGCATGTGCAAACAAAGCTAGTGCTGCCGCTGCACTAATACGCTGTGTATGTGTGAAGTCAATACAAATAACGGGTACATCCATATACAGCCGAGAAAAAAAATCAACAGTCTCGTCCGCATTACCATAAAGACATAATTCTTTAGGTACTGAAATAATATTTGCAGACAATGCCAATCTCAAACCCTCCAGCCTAAGTATCCGCCCGCCACGCCATGACCACCATGAGCAGACGCCATAGCCAACAAAATCAAAAACATAATCATCATACCCATCTTAAACACCCCCTCAAAATACCGACAAATACCAAATTAAAACGTACACCCTTATCAGAAAGGCCGTCTGAAAAATTCAGACGACCTTCAACCTGTTTATTGACGCGTTCGCGTCAAACTTCTGACAAATCTTTAATGACTGATTTCATCAAATTTGACGCGGCGGTTTGTAGTTCTTCCGCATCAAACTTTTGGTTATCAGTTGCCGCGATATGAAAATCTATCCAAGCATCACTGAACTCGTTTGATGTAGAAATACCAAAATCCTTATATATTTGATTTACGTTGTCACGGATACGTTGGGATAAAAATTTCATCAATATCAGTTTTTCCGCCGTAATGGATACAGAAAGACACTCTTTCAGACGGGTTTCAATTTCATCTATAGTAAGTTGTTTTTGCTGTTTCCTTTTTTCCTGCTCCTCTTCTTGTTTTTCTTTTTTACGTCTGAATCGATTATATATATGAGAAGCAAGGAATCCGACAATGGCGCAACCGATGTTAAACAGCTTTTCGATGTCATCAAGTTCCACGCCAAAAAATGTCATGATGACAGCCCAAGCCGTTTGTTTTCGTCACGCGCCAATTCGATGATGCGGCGGATAAGCTTCGGGTAGTAGCCGTCATCGGGGAGTACGACCAATTTATCCAGTACCTCTTCATAGGTAAAGCCGTCTTCTTTGATTAAGTTGACAAATGCACCGCCCAAGAAGGCAGAATCGGGAACGTCGCGCAATTTGGAAAAATCTACGGTAACTTTGTCGTACTTCCGAAAAGCATCGGTAAGAAAGGCTGTACGGAAAGCATTACCGTTGCTGGTCGGATTATCTTCATAGGTTCTACCCCAAGGGTCGTCTGAAAAATCTAAAATATCGATTACTACTGTTTCCATGTTCAAATTTCCTGTGTATCAGATAGGTGTAGTGTCCATTCTACCAAAGTACCGTTTAATGATGTAGTGGCTAGTGAAGCAGAAATGTCGCCTTTCCAGCCTTGAATCAAGCCCTTCCCGGAATAGATAAAAAAGCCGGATCCATCAAAACGGCGCAAGATTTCCACCAGTTTATGCAAGCCGTTGCCACGCCCGCCACCGCGAAATCGGGAAACACCTTCCTTAAGAGCATCATCCATAAAATGGCTTTCATCTTTGATCAGGTCGACTGAAAATAAATTGGAGTAGCCTTCTGTGTGACGGGATAAGGAGCTAGGTATTCCGACGCCCAAATCATAAACCAATACATTCAAAAAGATGCCGTTTGGGGATTGCATAAGCCAAAACATTTGCCACCATGCTTTGTCTGCATAATGGTTGAAGCTGCCATCGCGGCCATTGCTACCCGGAGATGTCGGGTAGGCGTGATTTTTCACGTTAAGTAAAATCTCATTGAATGCCGTTCTTGAATAAGAAAAGAAATTCTGCAACATTTCCGCACGTTCAGGGATTATCTTAATCAGTTTGCGTTCTTCCTCCGTCATTTTGTTCAAGATTTCACGTCTCAAGCCGATATAGTTGTCGGAGCAGCCAAATCTGAAAAGACGGCTGTCATTTACAAAATTATTACCCGCCTTTAGTGCAGAAAGAAGCCCTGTTTTAATGAAAAATTTGCGGTAAATCGGAGATTTTTTACACAGAAAATTAAAACATCCGTTATTTTCCTTGCTTCTCTGAATCATATTAACATGGGCAAACAAAGCTAAAGCGGCGGCGGCTGTAATCTTTTCTGTGTCAGAAAAATCGATAGTCAGAACATCTGCAGACGTATAAAGCTGTCTGAAAAAAGAAGCAGTTTCAGCAGTATTAACGTATAGGCAAAGCAGGGATGGCGCTCGTATGGTCAAGAATCCAGTCATTCAAACACCCCTCCAACCTGTGTATCTGTCTGCTATGCGATAGCCGCCATGAGCTGCCGCCATAACAAACGAAATCAAAAACATAATCTCATATCCATCTAAAAAAATCCCCTTCCCTTAAAATACCGACAAATACCAAATTAAAACGTACACCCTTAAAAGCGTTTAGGAAATTTTAAAACATACATTTAATTCCCCCTAATTCCCCTTAAATATTCCAAAATCACACGGACGGCATTTTCTTATTCTTCCAACGACAAACTGAACATGACAGGCAGGCCGGGCGTTATGGCGATGCTGTAAGTGATGCCGTCTTCCGTGTAGGAATCTTTGGCCTGTTCCTCCGGATTCTTATTGAAATCCTCCGCCAGTTTGATGCCCATTTTCAAAAGTTTGGCGGTCAGCTCCTTACTTTTTGCCGAGTCGTCGGCGATAGGCGCGGCCAATATGGCGCAGGCTTTGCCAAACAAGCCCAGCAATTCGGCGCCGTTACCTTCGCTGGTTGGCGCGGCAAGAATGAGTATTCCGCGCGGTTTTTTGTTTTCAGGGCTGGCCGAGATAATCATGCTTAGGCCTTCGGAGGCGGTATGCTGATAAACAAGATTGACCGAGTCTTTCTCGCCGGTGGGCTGGGCATTTTTCGGGATAGGCTCGGTTTTAGGGTAATCAAAAAGCGCCATCTGGCTGTTAATCCGTTGGCGCAGCTCTTCAAAGCTGAGGGGCAGCTCTTTTTTTGGCGTGTTGATGGTCAAATCATAGCCTTTCTCTCTCGTAGGATTAGAGGCGCTGTCAGCAGCTTGCGGCGTTTCCGCTTTAGTATCCGCCGCCGGCTGCTTCGCCTTGTCATCATCGCCCATCAACAGCGAGTCGCCGAAAAACATGGCAAGACCCAAAACCATCGCCCCCGCCCATGTGCCGCGCGTATGAATCTCGCCGGTTTTCCTGTTTTGCATGAGCTTCGGCGAAATAATGCCGACCAATCCGGCCGCCGCCATAGCAGAGCCCAGAACAGACAACAAAACTCTAACCATCATGTGAGTTTCCCTTCTTTTTTTCTATAAGTTGGTTGATAAAACTAAATATCCAAAAAAATCCTACAGCCGCACCTTCCAAAACTTACCGTGAATTGAGCAGATTCACAAAATTCAAATCAAAATCCCGACGCACCGCGCACTTTGCCGCAGATGGTTAATTTTTCCAGTCCTTCGCCTTCGATGGTTTCCGTTCTGTATAACGGGTTGTTGTTGATGTTCATGCCACTACCCCAAACAACCTTTCCAATTTTGCCAAATGATCCGTTTCCTCCGCAGTTACCTTTCTGTCCGCCTTGGCAACACCGCCGGCATATTCTAAAACCGCCTCTTTCCATTCAGGGAAACGTTGATTAATAGCACGGACGGCAAAAGAAAAACCCATAGAATCCGGCACAGGCCAAGACTTCATCACACCAAGCGCATAAGCAAGAAAATCATCGCCCATTTCCGATTTATCTGTCAGCCATTGTGCAATATACCGCTGTTCGGAAGGTGCATATTTGCCATCGCAGTACGCAATATAAACCAGCACATCGACTATCGGCTTCATATCCCACACGAAAAAATCCATCTGGCGCTCAGGAGCTAAATCGTACCGCTCCTGCAAGCGTTGCCTGAACAGTTCGGGACTAACCACTTCCCCTGTTTCTAAATCCACCAATCCCTTAATTGAGCCGTATTTGAAGGTTCTGACCATTTTTCGCTCATGGCAAAACGCCTGCACATAACCATCTGAAAGGTTGGCAACAAACTTACGGACATCAATAACCCGTCTGCTTTGAATTCCTTCCGTATTGACATATTCAATCTCAAAACTGCCACCGACCGGAAGCAGTTCTGGTTTCCCATTTTTCATTTTTTCCCTTTCGTTACAAACATAGGACAGAAAACACCCTCATTCAAAATCCCGACAAATGCCATGCGCCGCGGACTTTGCCGCAGATGGTTAATTTTTCCAGTCCTTCGCCTTCGATGGTTTCCGTTCTGTATAACGGGTTGTCGCTGATGACGAGCAGGCCGCCGCCGACGGAGGCTTGCAGGCGTTTGGCTTTTAGGCCGTCTGCGAAGGATAGGAGGTAAATGCCCTCTCCTTCGAATGAGTGGACGGAGGTATCGACAAACAACACGTCTCCGTCCTCGATGGTGCCTTGCATGGAATCGCCGCGTGCCGTGATGACTTGGATACGGGAGAGGTTGCCGCCGAGTTTTTCGCGCGCCCACGCCTTATCGACATGGACGAAATCGACCACCTCCACTGCCTCGTTGTTGATGTAGCCGTCTCCAAGCGCGGCAACTACGTCCAGCCGCTCAAAGCGTACGCTGTCATCAGCAAGGCCGTCTGAATCTTCAGGCGACCCTTCTCCTGTCTTTAGCCATTCAACTGACACACCTAATGCTTCAGCAATTTCAAATAAAAACTTTGGATTTAGTGTCTCCCCTTTCGTGATTTTTCTCATCGCCGGATAAGACACGCCGACTCGCCGCGCTAAAGCATTCACACTTAGACCTTTAGTTTGCAAAGCCGTATTAATTCGTTCAGCCAAAGTTTCCATTTTTACTCCCAGAAAATAACTTTTGTATTCAATGATAAAACTAAAGTTTGAGTGTAACAATTCAAAAAAAGTTCAATTTATGGTTGACTGTATATAACGTAAGTTATACTATTTATCCATAAATTAAACGTAAGTTGAAATAAAGTTATATGAATCCAGCAATCGAAACCGCAATTTTCATCATCGGGAATAAAAACGCATTAGCAAAAGCAGTAGGTGTTAGCTATGTAGCCGTTGAGAAATGGTTACAAGGCGGCGGAATCAACGTCCGGCACGCGATAAAAATTGAAGAAATCACAAACGGGAAAGTAACCGCTAAACAAATTTCAGACGGCGTAACCAGCTAAATAAGGAGCAAAAGATGACGGATCAGGAAATCGAAGCGGTTTTGACGGCGCAAGCCCATATCCGCGCAAGAAAAAGAGCCATGATACTCATGGCTTTGGATGAAATGAAATCGGCGTTGGACAGAAGAGGCGTGTCTATTCGTCCGGACGTGTGGGCAGGATATTGCCGTCAAAGTCTTGCAGTGCTGCTTCAGCAAGACTGCGCTGAAGATCGGAAGAGCCATGTTGCCACAATCGCCAAAGTTCTTGCCGAAAATCCGCAATACCACCGCTCGTGCGCTCGAGAATCTTCAGGGCAACGTCCAGGGCAAACATGGCTTCAGCCTTCTGATACATCTGGAAATACAGCTCGCCGTCGTCGCGGACTTCTTCGATACCGTCTGATTCTTCGGTGTACAGATGGTCGAGAATTTCCTGAACTTGAGGTTTCAGGTAGTCGTTAAGTTCCATAACAGTGTTTCCGTTGAGTGATAAATGCGAATCGATTTTAACGGAAAGACTAAAACAGTAAAACAAATTTCAGACGGCATCCGCCGTTAAATCCGAACAAGGAGCAGGAAAATGAAAAAACAGCAAAAACCGCCTGCACAAGGCAGACGGTTGAAGAAATGGAAAACGGCTATTGCAGATTGGGCGGCATATCGGCTGCTTCTGACCTTACACCGAACTCACTTTGCAGATGCTCAACAGCCCGAAGCATTTGTTGTGTTGCCTGCTGGGAAAGTTGAATCTCCATCGCCAAGCCCCCACCGCCCGCAACAAATTGATAGCAGGTTAAAGATATTGTTTTTGACTCCTCGTCATAACGGACATTCAGCGGCGAATCAACGGGTAGCCGAATAGTTTGTTTAACCTCTTCCATATTTTTCCTTTCGTTAAGTGAGTAATGCAAATCAAATTATAACGGGGAAAATTTAAACCAACCAATACTAAAGGAAAGTCTTATGAAAAACGTTCGTGTTATCAATTTATCGGAAGTTCAGCAGGCTCAGTTAAAGGCGATTTTTGAGGCCGGTCAGGCTCAGCCAGGCGGCTTTTTTGATGAGGTCGATGAGCAGGAGGAAGTGTGGAAGTTGGTGCGCATTGCTGAGGATTACGGCCTGATTGAAGAGGCGGCTCGTGTGAAGCGTATGCCTGTGCCTGAATTTATCGCGTTTGCGGCGGCTGAATATGCGGATTTCTTCATGAATGCGTATGAGGCGGCGGTTGAGGATGTGGCTGAAAAAATTAAGGTGGGCGGGTATGAGTAAGCATCGTTCTATCAGCCGGTCGGAAAGTAATTTTGGAAATATGCGGATTCAGATTTTGTGTCCGTGTTGTGGCAGCCGCTGCAAGGTGGCATCCAGTAAGCAGGTAACAAGCAATCTGCGTAATTCTCAGGTGCAGTGCCTGAATGCTGCGTGTGGTTGGACTGGCGTGGCGGCTACGGAAATTATCAGGACGATTTCGCCGCCCTCTCCGCTTTATGGTAATGCGCCGCCGCCTTTGGATGCGGCGGAAATTGAGGAAATGGAAGGCAATATGCAGCCGCTGTTGATTGACTGCTAGGCCGTCTGAAAGGGGATTGTGATGTTGGTTAAGCCGAAAGTGATAGACCGGAAAAAAATTCTGCCGCTTGAGGTGGCGGAGTCGGCAAGTTGGCGTGTTTCGCCGCAGGCGGTCAGGGTTTGGAAAGACAAAGACCATGCGCGCCGGATGATGGTTTTGGGTAAGACGATTGCGCGCGCTAAGTCGAAAAATGCGCCTGTTATGGCTGCGCTTGAGCGTGATGCGCTGTTGGGTCGTCAAGGGGTGCCGCCGGTCATGACTGGGCCGTCTGAAGATGATTTGAGGGATTGGTTGTTGAGTCCGAGTCAGGCACAGGCGGTTGAGGATATTCAAAAGCTGGCAAGGGAAATCAAGCGTTTGGGCGATTTAATCAATCAGCAGAATGTGGTGTTTAGTTTGAGGCAGGATGTGTTAAGGCTGTCGGAGCTGAGCAGTTATTTGGTTGAGTTGGACGATAAGTTGGGCCGTGCGAAATATGCGGCAAGGCGGTTGGGTGTAAATCCTGTCGCTGATGATTTTAAAAACAAAATGGAGTTTAAAAATGGTAATGGTCAAACGGGGAAAGCGGCTTGAAGTTGCGATTGGTTTGATGGTGCTGATTGTGTTGGCGGTGGGATATTGGGTCGCTGCCGAACGTCAGGAAGAGGTTGATGTGTTTCCGCAGGATGTTGCGGCGCGTTTGCAGGAGGCTGAAGCATATCGTTGGGCGGAAACTGGGATTGATTATACATTGGGTGATGCGGAGGTGGAGCATGAGTAGGTTTGTTGTTGAGAGTGGTATTCCGATTGGGCCGGTAAGTCAGGGGAAATGTGCTTATCCGTTTGATGAGATGAAATTCGGAGACAGTTTCTTTGTAGCGGTGAATTCGCCGGCATCGCAAAAGCGAACGCGTGATCAGTTAACTGGGGCTTTTAAGCGGTGGTGCAAATTCAATAAGGTTGAAAATGTTGGGTATGTAACGCGGCTTGTGGAAGAAGATGATGTGATGGGTGTTCGGTTTTGGATGGTGGAGCGTAAGAAATGATGTGGGCTGTTTTGATTTGGTGGTTGTTGTGTGTTTTTGCTTTTATCGGTGTGATGGCCGTATTCGCGGTGATTTGGGTATGGCTGCTTTATCGTGATATGGCGAAGGCGTCTGATAGTAACTTTGAGTTGTGATGTTGGGCGGCTGTCTGAATGGTTCAGACGGCCTTAAGTAAAACGGGTGGGATAAATGGGCGTTGGTTTGTTGAATAAGGCTGAGCGTGATGAGTTGCTGTCGGTGTTGCCGTCAGCGATTCGTCCGCTTGTGCTTGCTGAATGGGCGCGCCAAGTGCGTTCGGGCGGTGAGATGTTCAATGCTTTTATCCGTGCCGATAGATGGTTGGAGAAGGTTGTTCAGTTACCCGATGCTCTGCGCGGAATTGGTCTTGATGCGACAGATGAGGAAATCTGCGGCTTGGCTGGTGCAGCGGTTAAGTCGTTTATGCAGTATGAGCGCATTGGCTACGGCCTGCCGGGTTTGTTGAAAAAGGCTGTAAACGACTATGGGCTGAATTTGAGTGTGTTTGACGGTAAGGAGCCTGAAGGCATTTTAGGCCGTCTGAAAAATGAGAAGTTTTGGCGCTGCCAACTTCGCAGTTCTATTGCGCGAAAGGCTGAAAATTTAATGCGTGAAATCGGTAGTGTTTCGCGTAAGACTGGCTTGTATGTCAGCAATGATGGTTTGCGCCGCCGTAAATCTCAAAAGGCGCGCAATGCCGGTCTGTTGGCTCATATGGCTGCTGTGAATGAATTGGGTCAAGAGTTTACGCTCGATGAGCTGAGCGCGTTGGGGGTGTCTAATCCTGCCATCCGTCGTGCTGAGCTGATGGTGCGTATTCGCGGCTTTGAAGAGATTGCCAAACTTAAAGGCCATGTGGGCGAGTTTTTTACGCTGACCTGCCCTTCTAAGTTTCACGCATTTCATCACTTTGGTAAGCGTAATGAGAAGTTCAATGGGGATACGCCACGCGAGGCGGTCAAATATTTAAATAGGGTATGGGCGCGTATTCGCGCTGAATTGGGACGTATGGATATTAAGGTTTATGGTTTTAGGGTAGCTGAGCCTCATCATGATGGTACGCCTCATTGGCACGGCCTTTTGTTTATGGAGGCTAAGCATCGTGATGATTTTCGCCGCGTGGTCGCGAAACATGGCTGTCGTGAAGACCGTGAAGAGCTGGGCTTGCGCTACTTTGGCAGTAAAAAAGAGACGGCAGCTGAGGCGCGCCGTATTCGCGAACGTCTGTTGGAGAAGAATGGCAGTGCGCCATCGCTCGCGGCAATTCAGGCTGGTTTGAAAACGGAGGCTGATTTTTGGTCGCGTAAGTATTTTAAATTTTGGCGACAGAGCAAGGCGGCGGCGCGTGTTGATTTTGAAAGCATCAACTGGGCGCGTGGTAGTGCGGCTGGCTATATCGCGAAATATATTGCGAAAAATATTGATGGTAAAAACAACGCCGGTGAGAGCTTGGGCGTTGACTTTGAGTCTGAAGAGCTGCTGGATATGGCAACGACTGCTGAGCGTGTAGATGCGTGGGCATCTATTCACGGTACACGCCAGTTTCAGCAGATTGGCGGTGTGCCGGTAACGATTTGGCGTGAATTGCGCCGTATTGTGCCGACTGATGATGACGGTGTTTTGATGTTGGCCCAGCGTGCTGCCGACCGTGGCGACTGGGCGGAATTTGTCCGTCTGTTGGGCGGCGAAGTGGTCAAACGTGAGGATATTCCTTTGGGTCTCTATAAGGAAGAAGCCGCCGAGGGCGTGGTCAACGAATACGGCGAAGTGCCTGCTCCTTTTACAATGGGTGTGTATGAAAAAGATACGGGTGAGGTACAGATCAGTCGTGTGCATACTTGGGAGGTTAAGAAAATCGGCGGCTCAGCCGCCGCTTGGACTCGTGTCAATAACTGTACGAAAATTGAAAATCAGCCGGAAACGGCGATTTTTTGGAGTAACCCGAATCCAACTAAGCCGAATTTAAAAGAGGCTGATATTAAAGAGTGGATGATGTATAAAAAAGGTATTTCAGCTACTCAAATCAACAATTGGAAAATCACGGACAGTCTGCGTGATGAATATCAACGTGATATGCAAGAGATAGAAGCGGCTAGAAAGCCGCCAATGAGCCGCGAATTCATGCAGCGCGTGATTGCCAAGCAGGAGATTGCCGCCAAGCAATCTGAACGCGCATCCGAACGCCTGCGCCTGTATCGTGAATACATTACGCTACTTGACCGTGCCAGCCAGCCATTGACAAGCGGCCTGACACCTTCTGAACCAAAATTTGACTTGTCAGCGGATAAGGTTGCACATAAACCGCGCCGATATACACCACCAACCTATGACACCGTAGAGAGCGCACTTGCAAAAGCGAAAGCCGCCCGTACTAATACTGAGCGATTCAATCGCCGCTTTGATTGAGGATGACAAAATGAATGAGTTTATTACATTGGAACAAGTAAAAGAGTTATGGACGTTGCCGGGCAAGAAGCCGCCGTCAACAACAACCATATGGCACCGCCGCCGAGCCGGTTTGATCCCAAAGCCGCGCCTGGTCGGTAGGGATAATCTGTTTAAACGCGATGAGGTAATCCGTTTGCGTGATGAATATCTAGGACTAGAGGTAAAGTAAATAGTGAGAAAAAACAATACTCAACACCGCCGCCGCTTGGCAATTTGGCAAGCGGAAAAGAAGCGGAAGAAGCAATGAAAAGGCCGTCTGAATTGAATTTCAGACGGCCTTTTTCAAAAAGTTTATTTGTTATTTTATTTGTTATTTCAGAAATATAATTAAATAATCCATTTTATATTAATAGGTTATATAAATACCCTAATCCCTTCCTCTCTGCCAGATACTAAAGACACCAGCTAACGGTGTCTTTTTTCATATCTGCCCTTCTTAAAAATATTACATTACACTTTTATTTCTCTTACCTTCTAATCAGAAACCTGCCACTCATTCTTATCTTATTACTAAACCTCAATGATTAAAGGCCGTCTGAAAGTTTTCAGACGGCCTCTCTTAAAACCTACCAAATCCCGAACCATTGTTTATCAGACTGCTTTTTATTGCCGTTCTGCTGCTCGTGGTTTTGACGGCGAAATTGCCAAGGCGCCTGCGGATTGTCTTTTTTCCATAAGCCCTTACGTTTTTCCTTGGCTTGTTTTTGTGCGGCCGAATAGTCGGTGTAGGCGGTTTTACTTTGTTGTTTTTTGGCATAGCTTTCGTAATGCCATGCGGCGCCATCCCGTATCTGCATTAAATTCAAGTCAATCGTGCCGACTGATACTTGGGCGACTTCGCGCTGATAGCGGTCGCTTTCAAACACGCGCACTTTGGCTTTTTTATTCAATGCGGCATCAATCAAATTGTCTCGTGATTGCGTACCATAGGCCTGATTGATTTCCGGCGCATCGATATAGGCCATGCGGATTTTGTGTTTTCGGCCGTCGCTATCGATAATGTGCATGGTATCGCCATCATGGATTTTGATAATTTTTCCGTTGTATGTGTAGGATTGTCGCGATGCCTTTTGTTTTTGTTTCTGTTCTTGCTTGGGCTCAGCTTCGGTTTTGGTGTCAGATGTAGCTTTGACGACATTTTCTCCCAGCCATTCATTGACCTTTTCCAAACCGATATTGTCGTTTTGTGCCAATGTTGCGGCAACGCTTACCCCGGTACGAATCAACTCGGTATCGCGTGAACTATAGCCCAGGGCGCCCAACACAGATAAAACAACAGGAAGCCATTTTATAATTTTACTGATTTGCAT